TTTAACATTTATTTTTTGCTCCCAGTCTTCTTAGGTTTCTCCTCCTTGTTTTCAAGAGGACCTTCCATTACAGCCTTGTTACGTTCATCGATGGCAGCTTTGGGAATTTCTTTAGGAATTAAATCCACAATTCCTAACTGATCATTGAAAACATCATACAAGGATTCTGGTATGTCATAGATTTCCCCAGCTTCATACTTGATTACAGTAATACCATCAGGGGAACCTAATTGAGTCTTTTTCATTCGCACCTTCATATTAAGCATCCCTTTCTGTCAGTAGATTTCCTGCACCAAGTACCGACCATACACTATCGTCCACACCAATCAAATCACACCAGCCGAAACTGGCAGCAGAAGCAGTAATCTGGATTGACGAAATGTATGATCCAGTAGAGCCAAGAATCTTAACGCCAGCAAAACCGGCATCTGACCCATAGATCGTAACAATAGCAGATGTTCCTCCACTTGGGCTGATCCTAAGGTGCAATCGTTGCCCAGGAATAGCAGAGAACAATCTGGCTGAGGCCTCCGCGACTGAATTATCCCCAATCGAAAAGAAAATCGTCGCATATTCGCTGGGAAGCACAGGAGGAGCAGAACCCCCATTCGCAGATAGCAATGTAGCAGAATTGATGATAATGGTTGCAGCGGCGACATTGCGAGCAAGGGCCCTGCCACGAGAACCCGTCATTTCCTCATCATAAAATGACAGAACCCCACTCGCTCCAACATCAAGCTGACCATCAACCTGCCACAAATCACCTCCGCCGTTGACTTTCTGTTTCCTGTAGTTACGCGGTTGATATGTAGCATCTCTGGCCATGTTATTCCTCCTTAGGTATTAACAGGAGAATTCACAGCCCACTCAGAAGGACCAAGAATAGCGACAGCGCCAGCACACATGGAACCGGTACCACCGTCACCAGACACATACAATCTGATATACCTGTGAGTGGTGTCTCCCTTGTATCCAACAAAGTAGATGGTGGAACCGTCATCAGAAGCGAGAGATTTGAAAATCCCGTCCTCCGAAGTGGCGTTATATCCACCCTCCACTGAATGGATCAATTGACTGTTGTTGACAAAACTCCATGCAGAAACACCAGCCGCCGATGCCAAACCATGTTGCAAGGCAAGGTGTAAGGCTGAAGCTGCCGGAAATCTAATGGAACCGATGTTGACGACAAAGGTGCAAGCATTGAACCCAAGAAGATCAATCGTTTCTCCATTATCTCCTGCTGTGATCCCCGCAGTAGTCGGGCCACGAGGAATCAGGGCCTGATAAAAACCAAGACCGGAAAACAGTTCATAAAGATAAGTATGCATTATATTCCCCCTTCCTTACGCACTGATCTTGCCAATTTTAATGGCCTGCGGATTGGTGACATCTCCACCAGTCCGTTTGCGAGTATAGTATTCGACATACGGTTTTTTGGTGTAAGGATCACGCTGAACAGTGATACCAAGACGATCAACGATAGTGTAGGCCTCTTTCCAATCAGCTAGAGCCACTGACAAAGAACTGGCTGCAATGGTCGGCATGGTCGGAGACATACGCACAGTGGCCCCAAGGATCGTAGACTGCTGATCAGTAGTCAAACCCGGTTTCCAAATGTAAGTGCCGTCTCCATATTTCAGTTTCATGGCGGCAGCGACCGTTGAACGTTGCATCAACCAAGCAAGATTTGGACTATTTAGGTAGTACTCCACAAGCGAGTACATCACATCAATGAATCCATCTGCTGTAAGACTGGCAGCCGCGCCCATAGCAACCTGCTTGATTTTCTTCCGTTCGTCGTCTGTGGTAGAAGCATCGTAAGTCAAAAAACCACGGGGTTTTCCGCGACCATCTCCAGTTACAAAAGCCGCCTCTTCAGTTCTCGCGAATTTCTCAGCCACTTTATTGGACAGCCACTCTTCAGGATTAATGCCAGAATCCTCAATCAGCATTTGGGTGATCTTAGGGCGAGCGTACATCGTATGAGCATCAATTCTCATTTTCCCGATATCAGGAGTAGAGGTTTCATCCCCAGCTACTGTCTCAGTTTCCCAGCCACAATCAGCCTCATTCCAGTCGACAAACCATTCCATATACGGACCGGTGATTGTCTCCACATTGGCCAATGTCCGAATTGGGTCCATCTCGAAAATCTTCTGGATGATTCTCATATTCATTGCTGGAGTAACAGTATACCCACCATGAGGATCAACCCCAACAGACAGGACCTTCTGCTCCTCAGGAGTGAGTCCATTGATGGACTGAGGACTTTTCAGATAGTGCACTAAAGCTCCCTTATATTGTCGGAACTGTTCAATGCTGAAATCTTTCAGATCATTGTCTTTTACAACAGCGTCTTTGTTGGATGCAAGAATCGAAATTCTGCACTCCTCGAAAGCTTTCTTTTCCTCCTTTTCCGCTTCACTGCCAGGAAGACCAGGACGATTGAAAGCGGCTTCCAATTCATCCATCCGTTTCTTGATCTGTTCCTGTACCTCTTTGGACTGTTTGTCCATTTCCTCTTGTCGAGTGGAAACATCGGCTGCCAGCTTGTCGATGAAATTCTTATCGTACTGGTCCTCATGATTCCGGTCAACAATTTCCTTGAGTTTGTTATGATTCTGTCTCATTTCCTCGTAGGAAGTTTTAACATCATCCCCAAACTTCTTCACTTGCTCATTGACTTTCTGAACAATGAGTTCAAGTTCTTTGTTTTCCCCTTCCATTATCTTTCCTCCTCATTAGGATTATGAATGTTCCCATTTCCAGATTCTCCAGAGCCTACCTCCCGTAGGTTCAGATCGAACGAAACTTTTCCCAGAAGGGAAGAAACGAAAACATCCTTTCGCACAGATTCAATCGTGTTAAGCATGTCGCTCAACATATTTCTATCAGTATTTTCAATTCCCAATTTGTCCTTGCACAATTTGGTGATATATTTTGCAGTATTAATTGATAAGCCGGATTCTTTCAATGCTCCTTCCAATTCTCTTACAGTTTTCGCGTCTTCAATGGCGGACTTCACTCTGTCTATGCGCGCTCTATTGTTGGCCGGGAACATCACTGGAGATATTTCCCATAAATCAATTTTTTTCAACCTCCTAATTTTCTTTTTATCATCAAACTCCATAGCATCTTCGAGAGCAACAGGCAATCCCTCAGAATCCAATTTCAACAATTCCCATCCAATGGACATGGCCTTCAAAATGCCCATCTTCATGAAAATATAGGCGTCATTGCCGTCAGTTGATTTGGTTGCCAACTGTCCTCTTGCCTTCAATCCTCGTTTATTCTCCACAAGCTCCAACCATTTTCCGACCGGCCTATAACGATCATGCTGATAGAGCATTCCAACACCAAGGCCGAATTTCCCTTGTTTTCTAATGGTGTCTGCATATGCCCCAAAATCAATTACATCTCCGTATGAATCAGGAGCACCACCGAATGTAGATGCATAACCAGAGAAAACACCTTCCTCTGTCAGACCATCTTCCATGGTGAATGGAATTTCTTTGGTATCGAAATCGTTCATCTATATAATCCCTCCCTTTTAGTATGGAATATCTCTACACATCTGCATCGTATAATATTGGCAGCACTTCCTTTTGGGTCCCCAGGATGGTCCAGTTGCTCTCCACCAACAGAAAATGGAGTGCCAATCGGAACACGCTGTCCATCTGCCAAAACATGTGGCCGCCTTACTCTTTCATCATGCGCAGTCATCCATTCGTGTTCTCTTATTATCCGCTCTGTTTTGGCTGCCTGATGAATCGCAAATGACATACCAGAATGTGTTTCTGTCGCTGCTATCAATCTGGCCCTATGTCTACTCTGTATAGCTGATATCGCCATTAGTTTTTTTGTGATCCCCTGTCGTCCAATTTCATCCTCTATGCCTCTATCAATCACATACTGGATTCTTTTTCTTGTGGTTTTGTTTATATCTGTCACTCTTTGGGCACAATAGGAGCGCATGAAATTCCTGAACTGTTCCCAAAAAGTACTCCTCAAATCCTTTTCCATGTAAGCACCAAGACGATGATATTTTTTCGTCTGTTCATCCACACTTTCAAAAAGCAGATTTGAAGAATTCACAAACACTCGCTGATAGAAATTCATCAATAACACAAATAGAGGTCGACTATCAGTCAATTCAGATTCCCAATTAAGCTTTCCTCCTCCATACTTCTTGGCAATATTTCTATACAGTCTAAGAAGATATATTCTCAATTTGCCATTCAAAAACCTCTCATATACAATACCCTGACGATGCATATATCGCATATATTGCAGACGAGCTATTCTATTGTTGATATCCAGTTGAATCATTCTTCCTCTTCCTCGTCTCCTTCCTCATCTGATGGAGTCATATCAGGAGGAGGTTCTGGCGGTTCGATCACATATTCCAACGGCATTAATGCAGTGGACGAAAGTATATGGTCTCCAATTCCATTTGGCAACGGATCGTACCCAATCATCATTCTGCGTTCATCTATCGTCAAAATATCTGTGGCATTTTTTTGACGCTCCCATAGTAGTTCTTGTTTGTATGCCAGGGCGGGTATGTCATTGAGATCGTATTCAATGTATTGTCCAGTTATGTTCCTATTGAAAAACCAACCAGTAAATGCTTCTCTGTAGAAATCCAAATAATGAATAATTGTATCTTCCCAAAACGCCGCCCGTGCTTCCTTGTAATTGCTGTATGTATTGTCTCCAGGAATTCCCAACAGCATGGAAGGAACACCATAACCAATAGCAATACGTCTGGCTGTCTCTCTTCCGCCTTCGATGAAATCAATTTCTTTCGGACTCCAGCTATAAGGCTTTACATCCGCGATCCCTTCCTCAGATTCGAGAATGAGGCTCTTTCCTGCATTATGTGAACCACTCTGAGCCTCTTTCAAAACCTTTTCCATTTGATCATATTTGTCATCCGGCAAAAATCCTTTGACCAGTACCAACATACCAGGCCGGGCATCATTCACCATCATGTGCATGTTCCATCGAGTGGCTTCATTACTGATATCAATTTCCCTGCTCAATGGTTGTGAAGGAGACATGCCAAAATAATCATCAAGCGGGTGAAAGGTTTTCAAGTGTAGCAGATCACAATCTCCGGTAACAAGATTCATGTCAAATATTTCCTGATCCTGCAAATCCTCTTGATAGATATATCCAGTTATTTGATTCCTCTGATTCTTCTTCACCTGTATTCTGTCTGGTCTCAAGGAATGCACTTCCTGTATTTTCCCCGATCCAACTTTCACACGCTTTATATATGCATCTCCCTCACACAAATAATAGCAATTGGTTTTGTAGAGGAAGAAACGCCAGGACTCATAAATATTTGCCTTGGTAAACAAGTGACTGATTGGACTATTAACAACCTCTCTCTGATCCCCATCCATATTTTTAATCATGTGAAACCAAGGAACGCTGGAAACCGCACGAGAAATCATGTTGATACACTGATAGGCGATCACATTTTTCATGAACGTTTCTGATGCGAGTTTTACATAATCCTCTGAGGACCAAATGACAGCATTCCCCCCAGGATTGATATACATAAAGGAGGTTTTGAGTTTTCGCTTCCTTCGCTTCAGAAAATTGAACATACAGCTATTCCGGTTTTGGTCCGCCTCCATAAATATGTCTGGTATATCCAGCTAGATATCTAGCACGAGATCGATTAAATCCCGAGGACCTAAATTCATGCTTTCTGGCTTTTTTGTAGTGCCCATACAGCCTATTGGTAAACTTCCTTCCTCTTCTTGCAGTTCTATGTCCTTTTCTCTCTGATCCCGGACCACCCATTACTTCTTCCTCTTCTTTTTTCCTACTCCATGTATATGCTTGTATGCCTCATATTTGCGCTTGGCTTCTTTGCTCTTGAATTTTCCTTTCTTTTTTCCTTTAGCCATTATTTTTTCCTTCTCTTTTTATTGCCACCCTTTAATTTTGCAGTGCATACAGCATATGGATTAGCTCCACCGCTCGCTTTTACCTTTGAAACACAACGCTTAAATTTCGCTTTTCCTCCAGGACATCCTCTTTTAGGCATTATTCAAATTCTCCTCTCACACAAAAATAAAAACGATCATCAAACAACATCACACACCCTTCTTCTTCCTCAACCTACGCCATTTCCTCAATATGCGTTCAATCTTCTTTTTTTCCTTACACTTCTTACAACTCATTTGATTTCATACCATATCAGCCAATCATGTATATTGGCAAAATCTTCCGGCCTTATTTTCTCATTGAACCCATCCCCACCACGCGGCCACGAATTGTCAGAATACAAAAAATTGTCTTTCTTGTCCCATGCTTTAGCGGTGACATAATGTCCCGGTTTTCTGTAGCACAATTGTACTGGGTATGGTTCAGATACGATTTGTTTCACCTTCTCAAAATCACAGCCCCATTCAAAATGAGCAGGAATACCAAGGAATTTCTTGGCCAACAGTGTGTAATATTGCGGGACCCTGTTTCCCTGTATCTTTGCAGGATCAAGATTTTCTCTGCATTTTCTCATCAAATCATAATTCTTTGGGTCATTCAAAAAACCAATAAGAAGATGAGGCAACTGCTGCACATACCCACCCGGGGTTTTTGTCCACTCGATAATGCGTTTCCGCCCCTGATTGGTAACAGCTAGGCAATTGGTACAGGCATTCACTCCGCACGATTCCAAATGGCCCCAATGCACCTCTGGATATTTCAACCTGATCTGATCCACCAACTTTCTGTACAACTGCTCCAGAGGATCATTCGTCTGAATATTAAATTCACCACGATCATTCCATAATGCCGTACCAATCACATCTATCACGAAATTCCCCCTATGATAAGAATGATGGTCAACACCACTGTAGCTGTTCCAGCTCCTATACCTATACACATCCAGATTGTTTTCTCGTCTCGCTCTTGTTGGATGATAGGAACCAAAATCTCTCTCACTTCCTTCTCAGTTTTCGTCGCTGCTTCCAGGGCGGCTGTCTGAATCTCCTCTGTCGCTATCTCCAGAATTCCCCTTAACATCATTTTCAGCTCTACTCCCTTGTAAGAGCTGTCTGACTCTATCCAGGAAAGCATTGACTCGATCTTTTCCGACACTGTTTCCTGTTCTGCGCGCAGCATTGCTGGTATCAGGAATATTGTTAGAACTAGAATTATTTTTTTCATGCTTCCTCCTAAAATATAAAAAGCCAAAAATGGCAGCAGCTATGATTCCAAGAATCGATAGAATTGTTTCCATCACTGGCCACCTGAAACATTAACCTGCTTACTGTCAATTACTCTGTTCAATATCCGTTCCAACATGCGCCAAGAAACTACGCCGATCCAAACCAATAGCCACAGATACCAAGGGATTTTCTCGCAGAACATCAAAACAGTAGCAATTATGAATCCAATCCCTTTCAGAGAGAAAAACAGTTTGTCTATAAGTTGAAAAAATCTGTTTCGCATATTCAAAAGAATATTTTTCATAGCTACCTCCCTGATAATTGTTTCATAAAATCTTTTATGTTGGCCAATTCTGCCATTATAACTGGCAGAATTTTTTCATGGTTCAAAACAATCTTCCGTAATTCTGAAATACTGTTCTTGTTATCTTCAGTTTTCTCAATACATATCTGAGAAGTTGACGCATTGGCCTCTTTCAGAATCCCAAATATCCAACCAGAGCACAAAACCAATACCGAAATAATGATTCCTACTAATTTCCACACCATATTGTTATTTACCTGTTGTTGATTTGACATATGCCCTCCTTATGCCAGAAACCTTTGTATGAAATCCAGACTTATATCCTCCTCCAACTTCAATACATCGCACAGATAATTGATAGACGTTTCCGGCACCTTTGAAATTCCTCCGCAATTATAGGCAAGAAGAGCCTTTTCCCATCGTAAATGCTCATCATATTTTTTGCGCAGATATTCAGCGCCCAATTTGCTATTTGTCATAGGATCGAACATTTGTTTTTTCGATAATTTGTAAAATGTAAGAGAATTCAGCTGCCATAATCCATAATCAGCTGACTTTGCATTTTTCCCGACTGCGTGTTGATCGAATTGACTTTCCTTCCATACCAAAGCGAAGGAAATCATAATCGGAGTGTCATTAATAATAGCTGCTGATAATATGGCTTCTGTCACGAGTCTATCTTTGGTATATTCGTCGAAGAACGCAGACACCTCTTTCCTGGAACTGGTTAATGCCATCCTGTATACAATCCGATTCAGTTCATTACGATCCAAAAATGAGACTTTCTTCAACTGCTCTTTTCTGATTTGAACCGTGTTGAGATATGCCCTGTTGGAATAATAGAAGGATGATCCAGATGTGAGGAAAAGAATGAGCCCGAATAATATGAATCCTATTTTGCTACCAGTTCCCCTTCTCATCCAATTACCGCCCATCCAAAAACTGAAATACCAATAGCATTGACGCCGGATGTGTTTGACAATTCCACCCTCAGCACGTCATCTGACAGGAACATACGAGGTTCGGAATAATACAGTATGATATCTGTTGAACCACTACAGTTGTGCGACAGGAGAACCACATTATGCTCTGATCCTTTTGTAGCAGATAGATATGCTGTCAGATATTCCACAGAAGCAAAGGCGGAAGAAAAATGCACACGTATTTCTGCCAATTTCCATCTTGTGCCTGGATTGAAATTCTCTCCTATCGCTCCATCACCATCATCTTTTTTGTAGAATGCCAATTGCCAAAATCGCTCCGGCAGCATCTGTTCTTGACTGTCCCAGCTCATATATCCTCCCTAAACCAATGTCATCCTCACACCACCCTGATATGGAGTGGCTATTTTGTTGTATGCTCCAGACAGTGCGTCCACCTGATCCAAAAACTGACCATCTGGAAACAATTCTACCTCATCTAGAAAAGACTCATTCCAATGTCCGGCGAGCAATGCGATATTTCCTGCCTCAGCCTGAGAAGCAACCGGCATAGCTCGTTCATATTTTGAGCCTGAGACCTTGTCGCCACTGAAAAGAAATTCAGGAAGCACATTCCGTCTATAATGAGATATTGTTGATTTACCAGACGCACCAGGTTCCTGTTCCATGTAGATATGAGTTCCTTTTCCGTCCATCTGTGCTGTTTGTCTGACGAGTTGTTCAATGTACAACGGCTCCCTTCTCTCCCTAATCATCGATGCCATTCTATACTGGTTCAATTTCGTTTTCACCAATCTACATCCAGTGGTATAGCACGGTTCCTTGTTTTCCTTGGATGGTTCTGTAGCAGCCAAATCCCAATAGCGTACAGAGCCGATAATATCATTGGGCAATTCTGATATGATTGGGAACCATTCTCGTTGGAACATTCTCCCCTTGGCTTTGATATTCCAATCACCATCCAACAATTGCTTGCGTGTGATTGGATCGAGATTCATGAGAGACTCAATATATGATTCGTGATTCAGATATGGATTGTCCTGTAATTTGGCAGAAATGAATATGGCGTCTTTTTCTTTGGTGTATGGATCAATATACCGCTTCTTCACCCATGCACCAATGGCAAGCTGTTCTCTGGCAGGCGGATTAGAAGCACAACGGAATCTCAAAGGAACATTAACTCCAGTTTTTTTCCTCAACCTGGAATACATATACAATGCTTGATTCTCTCGTATGTTGACCACCTCATCAATCCCTACAAATTGAAATGCGGCTGACTGATAATTGAAATGATCTCTAGGACCAGATAGATAACCAAATGTGAGAATTGCGCCGGACGGAAATATCCACCGTTTCCCTTCCTCTCTTATCTGTGCATCTGTCCCTAACAACCAATTCATAGCACGTGGGATTAAAGAGTCTGGCATATTCAGATTCTGAAATGTGTCTCTGAGGATGATAGCGCTGTATCCTGGTACATCCACATACTGTAGAGCGGCCATTAATAGAGCGTCTGATTTTCCTCCTCCTGCCGCACCACCGTAGAATGCCTCAAGATCATTGATGAGCAAAAACAATTGCTGTTTCGCTGTGGGTGTATGAGGAATGTATTTTGTCATTCTGGGAGTCAATCGTTTTGTCAGCTCAGCAGTGCATGTCAATTTCTGACTCCCTCTAATATTTCCTTGGGGATCAATCCATTATTGATCATCTCTGTGACCACCTCTTCTATGCGCTGAGGCTTTTGCATTTCCTGTTTGATGTTGATATTAATATTCTGTGTCTCTGTTTTCTCAACCTGTAATTTCAGCTTTTCAAATCCCAAAATCTTATTGGCTGTATCCAGCACTCGTCTACATTCTCCATAATCACCTATCAGGAAATTGTGCAGATACAGTTCCCGTAATTTCTGCTCACACTCTTTCAACCATTTTGGTAGATCGGATTTTTTGTACTCTCTGATATTTTTGTCCGCTTGAGCAATATAGGCATAGATTGCGTCTTGTTTGATTCCCCACCTTTTTACTTTACTTAATTTTAGGATATCTCCACCCGTATATTCATGCAACCGTAACCGCTGGATATAGGCTACTCGTTCCTGTACCATGATCGCTGTGGCCTTGCTGTTCTTTGCTCTGTGTTTCTTGACAGGGATTTTCGTCTGTTTGTTTTTCGTTATTTTTTTTGAGGTGGATTTTTTAGCTTTGCTTTTTATGTGAGCCTTAGATTTACCATTCTGCAAACATTCCCTCTCAGTAATTATAGTATACTGTATTTGCATAAATGTTTAAAGTACTTATATAAAAATATTATTAACTTTTTATATTTACGATACTTTGTATACTATAGGTTTATAATAGAAGATTTTGTATCAGTTTACTTTTGTGACAAAATACTATATATTATTCATTAAGTATCAAATAGGAGAGAAATATGCGCGGGCTGACTAATAGACAAACGGAAATTCTATCCTTCATAAAAAAATATCATTCT